ATGGACATCCTCAAGAAGCATGTCTTCTACGGCTCCGAAATCGACTGGAAACACGTTCGCGAGGAGCTTGGGGATAGTCAGTGGTATCAAGCGCTCCTCATTGACGTTTCAGATACCTCATTCGAGGAGGTGCAGAAGCTTAACATTGACAAGCTGAGGGTTCGATACCCCGACAAGTTCGACCCTGAGCAAGCTCTCAACAGGAATCTTGAAGCTGAGCGTAAGGTGCTCGGAAAGGAAGGTGAGTAGGGTGGCTTTTGGACGTGGTCGGAGTTCTCCCGTAGCCAGGATTCTGACCAAGTCAGCCCGTCAGCCTAATGGCTGTCTTCTCTTCACTGGTGGGATAAGTAGCAACGGTTACGGCATGATTTGGTCAGGGGGTGAGCTGAGGTCCGTTCATAGGATAATGCTGGAGCACAAATTAGGCCGACCAATCAGGGAAGGCTACATGAGTCTCCATAAATGCCACACTCGGAACTGTGTGGAAGTCGAGCATCTCTATGAGGGGACATCAAAAGACAACAGTAGGGATACGCTTCTAGCAGGCAATCGCAGAGACAAGGGGAGGGAGCTTAAAATCCCTCTCACTTACAAAAGGAGCAGTTAACAATGCCTCGTATGCAGATTACCCCGGACGACTGGAAACGCTCCAAGCTCGTCAAGCCAGGCTGGTTCCCTCTTCTCATCAAGGAAGTCGTGGAAGAACTCAACTCCAAGAAGGACGCGATGAACATCGTCCTCGACTTGGAGGTCGCCGACAGCAAGTCCGAGTATCTCGGGACGCCCATCAAGCACTGGCTCTCCGAGAAGGGCGTCTACATGCCGGGCGGAGCAGCGTCGCTGGCGAAGGCGTTCAACCCGACCATCAACGAGGCCGAGGTCGCGGACATCGAGTTCGGTGACTACAAGGGCCGCTACATCTACGGGAAGATCAAGACCGACCGTGGACAGGACGGCAACGGAGCTCCCCGGAACGTCGTCGAGGACTGGGCTCCTCTCCCCAAGCAGTGGGCTGAGCTGGCCAACGCAGTGACCGGCGTGGCGGCGACTGTCGGGGGTTTCGGTTCGTAGACTACCGGCCGCATCCTGCTCAGGTGGAGTTCTTCAATCGTCCACCTGGGCGGGATGTTCTATTCGTTGGTAGTCCAGTAAGCGCGAGTCATCACTGGCTAAAACGGTATCTCTTAAGGAGCGACAGCATGTTCAAGACAGAAGGCGGGGGCAATCCCATCGGTGAGGAGATCGAGCGTCCTCACTTCACCGAGCCGGGGGAGGAAGTCGAGAAGGAAGAGGACGACGAGGACTTCGAAGACGACGAGGACGACGAGGACGACGACGAGGAAGATGACGAGGAATCCGATGGCGAGTAAGAAGATGTCAGCCTCGGAGGTTCTCGAACGCGTCAGGGAGGCTTACAACCTTCTCGACGAGGCTCACGGGGAGCTGAAGTCAGCAGCACGGTCCATCGAGAGCGCGCAGGAGATGGTCGACAACGCCTTCGAGAAGCTCGAGGAAATCCCCGAGGAAGTGGACGAGATCGGAATCGAACCACCGGACGAGGACGGAGAATAGAGACATGGCTGAGATCTGGAAACCTCTGGATATCCAAGTATACAAGGACTGGGTCTCAGCCATCCTCACTGAGGCTTCAGATAGCCTGAGTGATTGGGAGTCTGGATTCGTAGATTCAATCGAGGGCCAGTTGAATAGGGGCCGCATCCTCTCCCAAAAGCAAGCCGAGATTCTTGAAAGGATTTACTCAGAGAAGACTAAGTAAGGAGCCGAGATGAAACGTCGGGAATTCATCAAGTCTCTTTTTGTAGCCGCCGTAGCCAGTCAAGTTCCTGTTGACTGCTCTCCGCCTCCACCTCTGTCTCTTTACGGTATCCCTTATCACCAATCTAATGCTTTCTCCGGGACATGGTTGGGAATTGATCGCTCAACCTACCCTCAGTGGAGCAGCAAGGTCAGTCCCGCTGCCCATCGTGACGTTTACAAAGCTCTAGTTGAATTGGTCAGGAAGATAAGGATTGCAAATGAAAATCGACGTTGGCCTGATTGAGATCCCTGAACCTACCGAGAGCATAGAGGAGGAGACGCTCGTTGCCCTGACTGAGTCCATCAGAGAGCAAGGGCTGTCGCACCCCATAATAGTTCGCCCGGCGAACATTTCCGGTAGGTTCCTTCTGGCGTCTGGGGAGAAACGTCTATTGGCTGCGAAGCGTCTGGAGTGGACGCAGATCGAAGCCGAGATTCGAGATATAGATGAGAAGAAAGCCAAAGAGATCCGCATCCACGAAAACCTCAAACGCTTCAACCTCCCGTGGTGGGACCAGGTCAAACTCACCGAAGCGCTCCATCTCCTCAGACAAGAAGAACATGGCGTCGCACAAAGAGGCAGGCCGTCCAAGCAAGAGGAAAAGACGGGCTGGTCGATTCGTGACACTGCCGAAGAACTCGGCGTTGGTATTGGACCGCTTTCTGAGGACCTTTCGCTGGCCCGAGCCCTTCGCGCCGACCCGACGCTTTCTAAAGTTACTGACAAGAAGACGGCAATCAAGCTCATTCGGACCGCCGCTATTCGGCATGAAGCGGAGATGACCGCTGGCCTCCCCTCCAAGATAGACTACAATCAAGTTTTATTTGGGGATGCTTCGGAACTTCTCAAGCATCTGCCCGACCAGTCCATCGACCACGCAATCGTAGACCCACCTTGGATCAAATTCTTTGAGGAAAGTTTGACGATTGACGAGCGGACGCTGCCGGTCTTCAGGGAACTGTATCGCGTTCTCAAGTCTGGGTCGATGCTCTACATCTTCGCTGGCTTCGACGATTACGCTTACTACGCGGGCGTGACAGTCCCGGACCCCAACAATCCCAAGGAGACAACCAAGATACAGGGCCAGTTGGAGAAGCTGGGCTACAACGTCTCCTCTACTCCCATCGTTTGGCAGAAGCTCAGTTCATTGAGCAGGAGAGGCGTTAGGGCATGGGAGTATGACAGGGACTTCGAGTTCATTGTAGTCGCAGCGAAAGGAGCACCCGCGCTCACTTCCTCCTCCCGCTTCTCAGGTGTCAAGCCCTTCGCTATCGTCCCTCCCGTCAAGATGATTCATCCGAACGAGAAGCCAGTTGAGTTGATCAAGGAAATCCTCAACGACTGCTCGTATCCCGGCAACATCATCCTTGACACCTTCGGCGGTTCTGGCGTTCTGGGTCAAGCCTGTAAGGAGACTGACAGGAAATACCTCATCATGGAACGGGACCGAGCCACCTACGAGAAGATCGTCAGAAGGCTGGAGGGAAACAATGGTAACTAAGGTCTACATCGCAGCGCCGTCGCAGTTGCAGCTCAAGTGCAGGAGTGTCAAGCGGTCCTTGGAGTTGCATGGTCATAAGGTCACGAGCCGTTGGATAGACCACAATGACCTTTACTCCCCTAGCTTCGAGGTCCAGCAGGCAGGAGCTATCGTCGACCTGGAGGATGTAGCAGAGGCAGACATTCTTCTCGCTTTCAATCCAGACGAATTCAGAAACTCAGGAACAGGCGGACGCCACGTTGAGCTCGGTTACGCTATCGCTCTCAAGAAGCCAATCCTTCTGATTGGTGAGAGGACTAACGTCTTTCATTATCATCCGTTGGTGACGTTCATCCCGGATGGTGACTTCTTGAAGGCAGTAGGACTGTTCCGTGCTTCTTCCTCCATCTAAATACATCCCTGGCTACGGCAACCGGGACGCCTCGATGATGTTCGTCGGCGAGGCGCCAGGAGCGGCTGAGGACTTCACCGGCATTCCCTTCAACGGTCCATCTGGAGATCTGCTTTGGGAAATTTGCCGCGAGTTGGGATTCGATAGACACTCCGTCTATACCACCAACGTCTTCAAGTATCGACCTCCTCAGAACAACCTCAAGAGGCTTGGCGAAATAGGGGACCACGAAGGCAATCCTATCACTTGGGACAATTCTCTCGACCAGCTCTGGGACGAGATTCAGACAATCAATCCCAACATCATAGTCGCGCTTGGTAACACTCCACTTAAGGCACTGACCGGCCGCGATAAGATTATGCGTTGGCGCGGGTCTGTTGTAAGGAGCAATAACCTTGACTACAAAGTCCTCGCGACGATTCACCCCGCTGCCCTCCTCCACGCTGAAGCAAATGAGGGCGAGAAAGAAGGAAAGCGAAAAGGTCCACTCAAGTATTCCTACCGGCATATCCTTAAGCTTGACCTTGCACGTGCCCTCAAGCAATCTGAATCGAGGTTATACGAACCGCCTCCGCGCCAGCTTGAAATCATTCGGGATACAGTTCAACTCGGTAGATTTCTCCAACTATATGGGGACAGAGGTAAATTTCCCATTGTCTCTGTCGACATTGAGGTCATTAAGTCTGTTCCTTTCTGCATTGCTCTCGCATTTAACAACTGGCACGCGGTCTCAGTCCCGCTCTTAGACGTTTTCAAGTGGCAGGGTCAGGAGGGTATAGCAGACCATGAACTCGCGGAGATGTGGCGGATGGTTGCTGAGCTTCTGGCAACAGACGTCAAAGTCATCGGCCAGAATTTCAAGTTCGACCAGAGACAGCTTAGCGACCTGTGCGGCATTCGTATCCGCAATTTCTTCTGCGATACATCTCTCCTTGCTCACGCTCTGCATTCGGAGTTCCCGAAAGCACTTGAGTTCACAACATCCATCTACACGGAAGAGCCATACTACAAGGAAGAGGGACGGGAGTTCGATTGGAAGAGAGACAAGATCGAGCGGTTCCTGACCTACAATGCCAGAGATGCAGCCGTAACCTACGAGGTCTATGAGCAGATGATGCAGGAGGCTAGGGAGACGATAGTTCCTGGCTTCCCAAACTGGATAGAGGAATTCATATTCGGTCATCAGATGAAGCTGCACGAATTCTACTACGAGATGGATGACGTAGGGTTCGTAACCAACCTAGGAAAGCAGAAGGAGTTTGTCAAGTATTACGATGGGCTCATTGCTCAGTCAGCCCTTGAGCTAAATCAGATAGCAGGGTGGGAGGTGAACGCTAGGTCGCCCAAGCATCTAGCCGTCCTTCTCTACAATCAGCTCAAGTTCCCACAGAGGAAAGGCACGGGTGAGGACGTTCTCGTAGCGTTGATGGCGAACACGAAAAAGATTACGCCACCCATGCGGAGAGCTTGCGAGTTGATCCTCTTAATCCGCAGGCTCAGAAGTGCGCGGCTCAAGATAGGAAGGAGACCTGATTTCGATGGTAGGATGAAAACCGTTTTCCGTATCGTAGGGACAGAGACTGGCCGCTCCTCGACGTCCATCATGAAGCCGCCTGTCCGTCCTGAGAAAATGGGAATCGAGTTCCATACTCTTACCAAGCACGGCGACATTGGGACCGAAGTGAGGGAGATGCTCGAAGCTGACCCCGGCTACGTGATTGTCGAGACTGACATGAGCCAAGCCGAGGCGCGCATCGTTGCCCTGTTTGGACGTGACAAGAGGATTCTGGAGTTGTTCGCTCAGAAGGCTGACGTCCATAGGCTGACAGCCTCGTGGATATTCGGAGTCAAACCTGAGCAGATAACTAAGGAACTACGATTCATCGGCAAGACCTGCCGACATGCTGGTAACTACGACATGGGAAAACATAGGCTCATGGAGCTAGTCAACACGGAAGCAAAAAGGCAGAAGCTCGATGTCAACATCTCTGAATACAAAGCAGGCAAAATCCTCGACTCTTTCCACGCTTTCTCTCCTGCAATCCGTGGTGTCTTCCATACGGAAATACAGGAAGCCCTCGCAAACAATGGTCGTATCCTTGTCAATCCATTTGGGCGTTATCGACAGTTCTATGATAGGTTCGGGAAAGAGCTCTTCAAGGAAGCCTACGCGCATCTACCACAATCAACTGTCCCGGATGCTGTCAGGCGGGCGGGGATGCGTAGCAAGGTTCGATTTCAACGAGAAGGAATTGACGCCCGATTTGTTGTCGAGGCTCATGACGCTCTTGTCGGACTTGTGCGGGAAAAGGATGTAGACGCTTACATCCAAATCATCCATCAAGAGATCGAAGTTCCCATCGACTTCTCGCGCTGCACCATCTCGCGCGGTTCTCTGGTTATCCCGGCTGAGTCGAAGGTCGGATACAACTATAAGACCTGCGAGAACAAGACTTGTCCAGGCTGCAAGCAGCTCCATGATTACAAGCTCCAACGTGCTGCATGACCTTCATAGACACCGTGCTCCGTTACTCCAAGGATTCCGAGAGTCCTAGGAAATACTACTACTGGTCAGCTTTAGCTGCGATCGCTGCGACGGTAAAGAGCAATGTATTCTTAGACAAACATCTATATAAGCTCTACCCAAACATCTACGTCCTACTGGTTGGGAGGTCAGGACTGAGGAAGGGTCCGCCTATCAATCTAGCTCGCACGCTAGTACAGACGGTCAATAACACTAAGGTCTTCGCTGGGCGCGTCTCGATTCAGGGAGTTATATCGGAATTGGCGAAGGCTGTGACGAAGAAGGAGGGTGGACCACCAATGACGGAAGCAGCGGGAGCTCTGTTCGCCTCAGAGTTCGCCAGCTTCATTATCCAGGACACGGCTGCACTGACAATTCTTACCGACCTCTACGACGGACATTACAATCCGGAGTGGAGTTACATGCTGAGGAACTCTCCCGTCGAAAAGCTCAAGAGCCCCTGTCTGACATTTATGGGGGCGACGAATGAAGTTCACCTCAAGGATGTGCTTCCTGATAATGCCATCGGCGGAGGCTTCCTCGCTAGGACGTTTGTCATCTATTCGGACAAGAAGGCTGGTGTCAATGCGCTCACCCAGAAACCCATCGACTCCACGCCCATAGGAGAACTCGTCCAGAAGCTCAAGGTAATCTCGCAGGCTAAGGGAGGATTCAAATGGACGCCAGAGGGAGAGAAGCTCTACGTCGACTGGTATGGTCAGTTTTCTGAACTCCAAACGGAAGAAGATACGACTGGCACGATGGAGAGGTTGCACGACCATATCCTCAAAACTGCTATGCTTATCTCTCTTTCCCGTGACACCAAGTTGTTCTTAGAGGAAGGAGATATCCATGAGGCGATTCGAGCTTGTCAGGACTTCGTCCCTGCTGCCAAGCGTATCGCTCTGGGACAAGTTGGTAAGTCTGTTTCTGCGAGTGGGACGGCGGTTCTACTCCGTGAGCTACTCACTAATCCAGCCCATGAGATTAGCAGAACCAAAGCTCTACAAAAGCATTGGGCTCACTTTGATGTTACAGAGCTGGAGAGAATCGCCGAATCACTCTACGCTCAGAAAGCAATTGAGATTAAACTACGAAGAGAAGGAAAGGGAAACGAGACATATTACGTCTTGAATCCCGAAGTCCTCCGTAGATTCGAGGCGAAGCAGGATGGTAACGGTTAGCGACCTCTAGTTGGTCTCGTTCTGCTTCGTCCTCTGCCTCCACTCGGTGTCGTTTCGGGGGCTGAGTAGCGAAGTGGAGACTCTATACTACCCATGACTGCTTCCTCTCCGCCGACTTTACCCAAACCGTAGTCGATTGGGCTACGAAGGTATGGAGGCATGATCAAGTCTCCCAGCTCCAGAGCTACGCCAGCACCTTGTTCCGCTGCTGAGATAGGTCTGCCATAGTCGTCTTCACCGAAGAGGGGCCTGCCGAAATCGTCCCTGCCAGTGAGAAGATTGATGCCAGTAGCTGCTGGAATTGAGAGACGATTCTTAGCAGTCCTGGACGCGCTCCCAAAGTCAGGCTCCCAATGACCGTAGTCTCCCTGTCTGAGAGCTGCTGCTCCCATATCCATTGGCAACCTGAGGAAATCGGCGCTAGTTCCCCACGGTCTAATCCAACGCTTCTTTCCACTGGCTGTTTCACCAAGGTCAATATCGAGCGAATGACCGGGTGCATTATCCCACATTGGCTTTCCACTGAGGGCGAAGTTGACAGCGTTGGCAGCGGCGTAAGTTCCCATCAGTCCGAAAATGGCCTTCCGATATGCTCGACCTTGTGGAGTTTTCGGATTGAGCAGATTCTTGGGATTTGCAGCCTTCGCAGTTCCAGCTCCCATTCTGACGTTTGTTTCTAGCCAGTCGGGAGCAAGGATAGCCATCCGGCCAAGGTTTTGAAAATCTCTCGACCGACCCATTGCCTCCCAGTTTATGCCACCGTAGAGGTTGTTAGTGAACTCTGCTGCTGCTCGTCCAGCTTCCTGCTTTCCCATTCCTTGCTTGAGAAAGCTTTGTGTCATATCCTCATAGTGCTTGAGCTTGACAGCAGGCAGGACGTTCTGGAACAGGGGAGCCTCGAACATCTTGCCTGTGACACCAAGAAACTTTTTGCCAATACCCGACCCGGCGAGTGAGGCTGACCCCTGCTCCCCAAACTTATAGCCCTCGGTTGTCAGAGTCAATCCATTCTTCACTGCTTCGGGAGCTCGGGTCAAAGCTGCGTCTAGCTGACGACGCGCAGCCTTTGGATTGAGGAGGAAGTAACCAGTCTTGAGGGCATTCTTGGTATCTCCGACTAGAGTTCGGGCGAGAATATTGAAGCCATGAGCATTGACACCCGTATAGGGAAGGCCAGCGCTCAGAGCGTAGTTCTTTGTTATGCTGGCTTTGTTAGCCAACCAGTCCATGACCTTGTTTGGTTCTCCCAAGTAGTTCGTGATGATTTCGTGAAGCTCTGGAGGAGCTGTCATCGGGAGAATTTTAACCTCGTGTCCCTTCCCTTTGACCTTGACGTGAGGGAAATGGTTGGGGTCGAGGATTTTCCAATCTGGTCCACCCTTCCCCTGAGGTTTAATCCAATTCTGGCTCTTAGCAAGCTCGTAGAATTGACGGTCAGCGATTGCCTTATTGGCCTTCCTCTCATACCAATTGACCAGCTCACCGATATTCTCGAACTTAGGCTCAAGCCCCGCGGCTATTCCCTCGGCGTAGTTGTCGAAGACGCGCTCAAGAGTGAATCCGGGTTTCAGTCCCAAGCGGCGGTAGACGTCCTGAACCTTTGCTGGGTCATCCTTCCAGATTTGGGGAATGTAGTTCTCCCGGTAGTTCAGAGGGACGCCCTGCTTCTTGAGCTGGATGTATTTCTTGTCGAAGTAGTCAGCAACGTCCTTCAGTCGACCAGTGCGGGAGCCAGATTGGAAGGCATGAATCCCCTGTGTTCCCAGAGCACTCAAGTCCTCAAACTCTCGGCCCTTCAAAATCCCCTCAACTTCGGAGGACCGAATGTTGTTGACCCACTGAGCGAAGTCCTGCTCATAGGGCGTCCCCTTTGCTGGATTGATAGCTTGCTTTAGTTTCTGGAGCGGATTGCCCATCGAAGGAATAGTCATGAAGCCGCGCTCATCCTCAAGGAATTTCTTCCAGAGGGATGGCTCTGCTTCGACCTTTCCTTTCCCACCAAACTTGGCTACCAGCTCGTCCATCCTTGCATCGGACGGCATGGGGGCTTTCATCGCAGGTGGACGGCGATCTTTTGCTACTCCAGCAGGAAGGCCCCAGTCTGCTTCTCGCCGCTCTGGACCTGTGTAGGGAGCAGCGTCAGCGGCTTCGTCTACTCCCCGACCGAAAGGGCCCATTCTCAGTTCGCCCTTTTCATCTTTCAACAAATGAGCCAGCCGCTGCCTGAGAGTAGGACGCGCTTTCACTTCTGCTAGTGCGTCTGCATCTCCTGCCTCTGCGAGGAAGCTGACATCATCGTCACTGAACTTCGAGAAAGGTCTCTGTCCTGTTGTGGGAGCAGCTTGCGGCTTCGTCTTTGGAGCAACCGGAACTTCAAAGTCATCCAGAGGAGTTGAAGTCGGAGCTGCGCCACGCCCGATAGGAGCTTCAGGAATGTCGTCCATCCTACGGAGGTAGTGGACTCCATAGGGAGAGGTTTGTTCGAGGACGTCCATAGTCGGTGTCTCGACCAATGAACGCGCCCCTTTGTCTGGAACTCCCTCTCGCAGCCGCGCCTGAGCATCTGCCCAAGAGCGGACCTTTGGCGTGATTCCTGGTGCTTCATACCGTCCGCCGATTTCTGTGATGTCCTCACTCACTCCCGCAGGACCACTGTAGAAGGTCCGAGAAGCTGGTGGCAGTCCCTTTTCTGGTATCGGAGGGAGAGCCTTTCTCTCAGCAGACGGAAGAGCGATATCTCCTGCCACTGTGAACTCGGCATCCATGACAGCCGGACCTGCCTTGAATGGTCCCTTTGGTCCGCCTGGCCCTCGACCCCTTCTTGCTGCCGGAGGAATCTTGCTCAATCCTCCAGGAACATTCTTGGGTCCACCTGGCATAGACCCATAGAGCATTCCCTCTGAAGAAGCCATTGGAGCAAGGAGAGTATTGTATGCTCCTCTTGCTACATGACCAAACCAGCTCTCATCCTCAGGATGTTCGAGGTCTGGGAGAATACTCTTGGACGGAACAGAACGAAGCTCCCCCGTCTCGGGGTCCTTTTGGAGAACTCCTGACATTCCACCAGGACTTCTCCCACCCATCGTGTCAATCCAGTTCAGGCCCGAGCCAAGGGAACTGAGAGCTCTCTCCCCCAAATCGACAGCTTGTGTCCCAAGTCTGCCAATTTTCTGAGTGAAGCTAGGATTCTCCTGCTCCCAAATGAACTGACGAGCCTCCTGTTTGGTGGGAGGCACAGGCTTATCCCACGGCATCGAATAGGTCTTGCCCGACTTGGGATCAGTTAGCCGATAACGCGGTGCGTGCGGTCCAGGCATTACCGTGGCTCCGGCTCAATGAGGACATCATCTTCTTCCTCATCACCAAAATCAGTGTCGAGGAAGGAACCCTGACTGAGTGATCTTTCCGAGGTAATCTTCAATCTCCTCATGAACTCCTGATAGTCTGGGCTACCATCGCTAGGCTTGATGGAGGGCTTTCCAGCCTTATCAGTTTCAACGAACCTCCCATACTTTGGGTCGGTCTTAAGGAGGTCCAGCGCATTCTGGAGAGCGAAGTATTGCTCGTTTGGATTCGGCTTAGAACCATCTGCCCGACGAATCGAGTTGGCGACCGAAGCCGCAATCCTCTCGCGGTCGATGACCCTTCCCTCTGTCCTGTCCTCAATCATGCTCTCGACGTTAGCAGCTTGAGTGTTGGCATTCTGTCGACCAGTAGTTGCCGTGAAGCGATTGATTTCGAGCTGCTCTTTCGCCCGAGTGATTTCAGCGTCGATTCTTCTGCGCTCCCGAGCATCGGTCGCAGCATCTCTCTGAGCAGTGAGATCTGCGATACGTTCTCTGGTCGCTGCTGTTCTGTCGGCGATGTCGTAGTCTCGTTCTGACTCAAGCCTCTTCAGCTTGTATTCGTCGTATTTCAGGCCGAGAGCACGAGCCTCCGAGAGAGCCTTGAGCTGGTCCTGAACTTCCTCTCTTTCAAGAGCAGCAGACGCACCCAAAGACTTCTGCTTGTTTCCCCACTCGCCAAGGGCTTTCTCGTAGGGAGCGTCGACGATACCGCGAGCGTGCTCGAAGCCTGCCCCGAATCCTCTTTGCAGACCCTCAGCTGCGCCTGATAGGGAAGCGCCAAGTCTCCTCCACTTGCTCGGCTTGGTCTCTTCCCTGGTCGGCATCGTATCCAGATGTTCTTGATAAGCAGTGAGAGCTGGACCCCGATTGGTCCGAATCCTCTCAATTTCATCGAAGTATTTGCCGCCCTCGTCTTGCTCGGGTGGAGGCTCAGGCGGCTGTTGATTGGACAAAGGAAAGATCCCGGAAAAGAATCTTTTCCTGTTGAGCGGGTCCTCCGGGTCTGTCTTGTCGAAGACGCTGGAGAATCGCATTGAGGCGTAGGGATTGAGTGGCATTAGAGGAAAGCTCCTGCGATGCCCGCGCCCGCCCCGAGGTAATCCATCCAGCTCTTTTGCGGATTGTTCTGTATGCGCTGGCCGATATTGCCCTGCTGGATGCCTGCGCTAGTCTGTCTGTTACCGAGCTCGTAGTCCAGCCCGCGACCGTAGACGCCTTCCTGTGCGCCGTAGAGGGAATGCAGACCCTCCAGCCCAATCATCTGGCGACGGAAGGCATCATCAGCTGCCGCTCTGGAAGCAGAAGCAGACGCAGCCGCAGCCCTCTCAGCAGCAGCTCTGTCGGATTCAGCTCGCTGCTCGATGCCTGACCATCCGGTCCTGTTGCGACCATAGATGTCAGTTTCGAGTCCCTGAGTCATGTTGCCGGCTGTCTCAAGCGAACCGCCTCTGAGACTCTGATAGCGATTCTCTGCCAGACTCATCGCCTCAGCCGCGCTCATACGGCCAGTCCTGACTGCTTCGGAAATTCCCATTTCTGCGTTCCGAGCAGCTTCAGCAGCAGCGCCAGCCTGACCGCGTCCCATCCGAGCCATGAGGACAGCCTTGCCCGGTCCTCCGCCGCCCTGGACGGAAGCCAGTCGATTGGCCTCTGTTTTCATCCGGTCATACATTGCGGGAATGCCGGATGTCCCACGTGCTCGGATGTTGGCTTTGTCAGCGTCAGAGTATCCGCCAGTCCGTGAGAACTCGTCGAATACTCCATCGCCCCTCATGCGTCGAGCAATCTCTGGGTCATCGGCGATTCCACGAATCTTCGTGATATCACCTTCCAGAGACTTGAGGCGCTCCGGGTCCCAACCGCCCGTCTTTGGGTCAGTCAGTTTCCGGTAATATTCCTCGACCTCTTTAAAGCGAGGATCTCCCGGCATAGGAGCTCCACCGCCTCCGCCTCCACCACCTGCTCCACCTGCACCGCCGGCGCCTCCAGCTCCCCCTTCTCCTCCCAGCCCAGCGAGGGAGCGATACTGAGCGTTGAGGGTGTTGTAGAGGTCGTCAGTTCGACCAGTGGCTTTTGACAGGTCGCCCTGACTACGGCCGTAAGCATTCCCGTAGGCGGTCTGCTCCTGGCCATACTGCTGACCTATCATCTGGTTCGTCTGTTTCTTTTCTTTTCCGCCACCCATTAGAGCCTCCTCAGTAGCAGCTCCCCAGGATTGTCAACTCGATCGAACGAGAAGTGTTTTTGTATGAGCAAGGAGAAATCCGGATCTCGTATAAAGCAGTAGATATCCTTAATGCCCGCGAGGTCTGTGCCTCTGAAAGCCTCATGCATGAGTAACCGAGTAGCAGCAGCGCGATCTCGTTTTCTAACAGTCGGGTCAAGAAAGAGCATCGCTTCGGCGAATAGTCTGACTTGCCCGTAGCCCACCACTCTGTCCGACTCATCGACCGCAACAGCATCGATTATCCTGCTCTCTAATCCCGGTAGCGAAGACTCATGCGACCAGTGTTCTCGCCAGAGTGTGTCGAGCGTGAGAATGTCAGATGGCGTCAAAGTTCGGAGTTTTATCATAGACGAAGTAGTCCGCGATATTGGGGCCTTTGCTCACCCCAAGAGCATGTCGGAACGAACCTATCTCGACAGGCTCAATGTTGCCGTTGTAAGAGTAAATGACGAGAAAGCGGCAGCGACGCTCCAGAATAGCTCTGAGCTTGGTCCATCCCTCAGGGTTTTCGAGGAGGCGAGCCCGAGAAATAAGAGCAAGATCGAAATTATCAGGAAGGTCATCAAGGCTCCAGATATTAGCAGCAAGATGAGGCCTGTTTTTGGGGTCGGAGTCCACGCCGAAAATCTCCGCTCCAAACTCCTTTTCAAGTTTTCTGAGAAGTTCGCCATTACCACACCCAAAGTCTATGACGGAGGTAAAGGGTTGGATTCTGAGTAAGTCGAGAATAAGATTGTGTGCGTCTATCTCGGACTGTTTGTCCCTGAAGCCGTTATCCTGTGGACTGGTTTTGAGATAGGGAAACTTGAGTCCTGTAGCTGCTTCCTTCGGACCAGTGTTGCTATGGAGGCGGACGATTTTCTTCTCTGACAGCATATCGGTTCGCACTACTATCCGACACACTGGAGTAGAGATGATGGCGATTCCATGCAAACCTGACCACTCGATAGGCCAGGAGAGAATCTCTTTCAGAAGGTCAGCGAAAGTCCGACGACCCAGTCTAAGAGCGAGGTTGTAATAAAGCTCGCCCACTCTGCGAGTGTGAGGGCAATCGAAACTGCACGGAAGATGAGATACAAAACGAAGTCCCAGCCAGCGTAGGAGGATATTGTTAAAAGGACTGACAGCGAAATGATCAACAACGCCAGACGACATAGGAAAGCTAGTGTCCAGCCAGCTATCGTTCGTCCAAATTTTATTGAAGAACGAAATGCAGCACAGAGGATAGCCGAGAAGCTCCCCAATCTGCTCATGGTCGCCAGCTTTGTAAGCGAGAACCATCCGGCTCACTTCCTTGGGCTGACCAATAGCCAGCTTATATCCCCAGGGTCGGTTCAGGTCTACCAGCGAAGCCGAGGACGAATAGATGTCACTCAGCTGAACCTTGTCAACAGGAGCTACAAAGAGCCCCTCCAGCGTCTTTTTCTGCGTAAACTCATCCAGCTTATCGGCCGGACAGATTTGCAGACAGATATCTCGTAGCCCATATTTGACCGACTCTCCCTCCAGCCACTGGAAAAGACTCGAACACTCTTGAAAGACGCTTTCCCAGACTTCCCTAGCCTGACTGGAGGTCCAATTAAGCCGGACGAACTCTGCAGCCAGGTCCGGCTGCTTGACGAGATTGGTCCGTATGGTCTCCATGAGAATCCCCATGAGGAACGTCCCCGTGCTCTGTTATCTGACCAGTCAGTGAACCGATAAATTCTCGATTCATTTGGTCGAAGTCTAGCAAGGACTCGCCACTGACCTGTATGTCGGCTCTGATATGGTCCATCAGTTTATACCAAAACTGACAGTCTTTCGTCCGATTCCGCCAGTCTCCGTCGATAGCTGTGCCCGGACACTGACCTTTGCAAGCGAAGAAGTAGAGACAGTCCTTGCAGCCTCCATCCTTCCACTCTGTCTTGGCAAGAGCTTCGTATCTTTCACGACTCGGGGTGTTTGCTTTGAGCCAGTCTATTCCTTCCTTGGTCGTTCTTCCACAGTTTACAAGCGCGCCCTCTGGGTTGATTCCATGGACGGCCGGCGTAGTGAGAGGGTCACAGCCTGACCAGATGCAGGTCGCACTCGCGTTCCTCTTGGTCAGCAGCTGTTTGATGTCCTCGAATGGGAGATACTTGATTTTCGACTGCCTCGTATCGTCGTAGATTGCCTTGAAGATGTCGAAGTTCTCTTCGTCAGTCAGGTCAAGGCTCTCGGCGGTTTCTATGTTGTCTACCTCAAGGTTGTGGAGATTCACTTGCTTGACCCCGAGAAGCTCCATATCCTTGAAGAAGCGAAGCAGACCCGGCAGATGTTCGACGCTCTTGCGATGGATGGTAGTGATAAGAGAGACCTCAACGCCTTCAGAGGTCATGAGTTGGATGTTGTCGATGATTTTCCTGGTTATTTCGTCAGAGCATCGAGGACTGTTTGCTCCCTCCGGTCCATCAATCGAGACTCCGACATGAACTCGATAAGCACGAAACATATCAACATGAGCAGGAGTAACAAGAGTGCCGTTAGTCTGAATACCATTACTACGGAACTTCTGATATCCATACTCCCAAATCTCCTTCAACTGCTCGATGGATGCAAGTAGAGGCTCGCCGCCAAAGACAGAGAAAGACTGATTCGATCTGCTCAAAGCCTCCTTTACCTTTACGAAGTTGAGAGGGGCAGAGAAATTTCCAGCTTCCCTCATAGGCTCCTGATAACAGTAGGTGCAGCTGAGGTTGCACTTGATTCCGACGGGCAAGTATTCTACTGTCATGGTCCTATCAGTATCGGTTGGTCTACGTGAGCGACGTCGCCATGAGTGTCAGTGTGAGTGTCCTGGTGAACTGCGTCGCTATGAGAATCGCCATGTGGAGAGTCTGAGTGCGCTACGGTATCCCAGTAATCCCCATGAGTTGCGTATGGTGGAACATCTTGATGGGGACTATCAGAATGCCAATCGTCGTGGGCAAAGTCCCAGTGCTGTCCATAGTCCCAATGGTCAGGATGAGCAGGAGGAGCACCACCAGCACCATCAGTATGATCGCCGAACGTCCACTCATCGTAGTGTGTGGCTCCGTATGGGTTTCCCTCTGCACCATAGGGACTAGAGTAGCAATCTGCGTGCTCCCACCTTGTTCTGACTGGCCCATCGAAGTGAGTCCCAGGTGCAGCAACATCTCTCCAGCAATCGTTGTGGTCACCGAAATTGACTGCCGGAGTATCCCCATGAGCAGAATCCCAAAAATCGCTATGAGGAGTATCATTATGCCAGTCGTCGTGAACGCTAGAAGGAGGGACATCCACATGAGCGTTGTCAACATGCGGAACGTCGATGTGAGCGCCGTCCGTGTGAGCATCACCATGAGTATTGACAGTAGCGACGTCCCAGTGATTGTTGAGGACTTGATGACGCGTTCCATCGTAATACCACAGCCAGCTCAGGTAGTTGTTCGACTGTTCAACCCAAACGCTCGTGATGGGCGGTCCGAGCGGTATCGTCTTAACGTGGTTTACTGGGGTCCGATAGATGGCAGTGCCAGCTTCATTAACCCAATAAATACCAGCTGTAGTCCCAGAATCCTGCCAAATAGAGCCTGGTAGGGCTCCCGAGACATTCTTGATGAAAGTTCCAGGAGAATACCACTCACGATTAAAAGCATCGACATAGTGAAGGTCGTTCCCCTCGACCCAGAGCGAGCCAGCGACTTTAGCCATTAGCCTGTTACGTAAGCGTCGACTCCCACCGGGATCACTAGACCAGTGTTGATGTAAGCGCGCCTGTATCTGTTCGCATTCGACCCCAAGTCAAAAGTCGCGTTGGCTTGAGGTAAAATCGTGCAGTTGTGCCAGAGCTGAGTCAAACCTTGAATCGCGCCGCCGGTGATATTGACAGCATTGGAGTTCTGATAAGCCATAGTCCCCAGACCGAGACTGGCTGCAACCTCTCCAGCAGACCCTGCTCCTGTTCCTCCGCCTGTAATTCCGAGGACGAGAGCAACCCAAATGGTCCCATTCCACTCCTCGAAAATCTTACTCGTTCGGTTGAACCGCACCGACCCCACTGGCTGATTCGTCGGCGGGTTCAGAAACATCGTCCCCGAGTCGACGTCCCGGTCCTTGCACTCCGCTAGGAAAACGTCGTACTGAGTCGTCAGGAGGGGGTTGGACCAGTTTGACATTTTTGAGCGCCTCTAGTTCTTTTTCCAGTGCTGCTTTCTCAGCCGATACTCTGTTAAATGCCTCTCCAAGTTGAAAGATAATGACATCCTTCTCCCCAAGGAGCATGTAAACTTCCTCAATTTTAAGTCCCATCGGTGGGTTCTGCATCTGTTGGCTCCGTAGGAGGAGGTGTTTGTTGACCAGGAGTCGAAGTTTGAGGAGGAGGCCATGGGATCATTCCCGTCTGAGTCGGAGGAGGTAGCATCCCCGGGGGTAACCAGTCAGGATTTGAGAAAGGTGGAACCGAAGGAGCAGGAGTAACTACGCTGCCGGGAGGAACAATCTCGCCTCCATGGGAGGTGATGACTGCTTCAATCTCGACCTGGGCAGCGGGTTGCTCGGTTTCAGGAATCGTCTTGAACGACTCGTCAAAGCTCTTGACCTGAGCAGCTTGCTGTTGAGCAAACATTGGGTCTGTCACAGAATGATTGATTTGGAACTGGAAATACTCAGCCTGTGTAGGAAACTGAGTTTTGTCAGCATAATGGTCATACGAGAACTTGAGACCAATCTCTTGCTGACGCGTTGTCCGGATTTGATAGATAGCCATTTACATGCACATGTGATGAGTATGAGTCATTTTGTTGGTAATATACATCGTGACTGTGCCGATGATATAACCAACCTGATACGAACCGCCAGCAACTCGCTGGTCGTTATGAGCGTAAAGATTGATGTTTACTGTTGCCAGAGTGAACTTACGCCATCTGAACCAAGCACCACCAGAATAGCCAGCTCCTCCACCTGCCCAGCATCCTCCACCACCTGCTCCACCCCAGAATGGAGAATTACCTCCAGCTACTCCAGTCCCAGAGCCGCCATTTCCTCCCCAGCCATGACCAGTTCCGCCGGTCTGACTGCCACCGCCGCCACCTGTCCCCCAATAATAGGCTGTCCCCTCGAAGTCAAGTAGGTTTCCTAGACCCGCGTTACCACCGATGTATTGGCCAGGCGCATGACCTCCAGGAGCGATACCAGCAGCACCACCTCCGCCAGAGTCCCATGACCCATTGCCACCACACTGCCAGTAACCGCATCCACCTATGCCGCCACCTCCAGAGCCATCGTCGATATCTCCACCGCCACCGCCTGCAACGCCGTAGGTCGAGCCATTGCCAGACCCAGCGCCACCACCTCCGCCACCCCAGATACCAGCAACACCGTCGATATAGCAGTTGCCGCCGTTATTTCCCGGCGTATTGATTCCAACAGCTGCACCTCCAGGACCAATGGTGACTACTCGACCTTCTGCTCCAGTTGGCTGCCATGAGGATTGATGAACTTGACCTCCACCTCCACCGCCTCCAGCGATTCCTCCACCTCCTCCACCACCTCCACCAACGAGGAGATACTCAATAATCGGCCAAGACATGTCTTATTCCTGAGAGACAGCAATCATCTGCCAAGTGCCGTAGTAAGCATTCCATCTGAAGCCCATATGGATAACTCGGTTAGGAGCTGTCGACGTAGGCATTGCGACACCGCAGCAGGTGTGAAAGTTTCCTCCGTAAGCTATCGGGCGAGCCGCGCCATTGTCTCTAAGCCTGACAATTACTGGATGACCGTCATAGGCTCCGGCAGTCCCTGAAATTGTGACGCCGCTAGAAATGGCATTCACGATGTAAAGGTCGTAAGAACTACTAAGACCAAAGCTAGTGGTATCACTAACGGAATAAGTCCGAGGAAAAAGGACGCCAGCAGTCCAGATATTACCAGCTACATAAAATCCCGTATTGCAATATAAGCCGTATGAACCATGACCAGCTATCCACCAGGAATTTTGCCAAGTCCAACCTGTATCTAATCGTCCAGGACTCATTGGACCAGAAGTCCAGACATGACCGATACGATTGATTGCTAGTAGTTGATTGAGGACACCAGAGTAAGCATCGTTAATAGTCCTAATTTGAAATTGAGCACTGGTATGAACTATATCGACGTTTTTGGCATCAACTCCCTGAGTTGTATCCCTAAGAGTAAGTAAGGGATTAGCCTTACTAATCATCTGGTCAGCACTGAACTCGTTGTTTATGTCCTTATAGGCAACGTTCGACGGCAACGCTCCAGCGTCAGTCCCTTCTACAGCAATCTTCAAGACCTGCCACGAGCCTCCATTATCGTCGGAGACCTCAAAGACGCGCGACGTCCGATTGAACCGCTGCCAACCCACTAGACGATGCCTCTCGCTTTCCAGTCGACTGTCTTGGTTACCCTAGCTCCCATCGTGTCAAAGACGAAGACCTTGAAGAACGTAGGATTAGGCGCGTCAACGAAGTCAAAGATAACGACATAGGGCTCGATTACGCTCTTGGTCGTGCAGGTAATAGACTCTATGTCCCTGAAAGGTTTCGTGAACAGGACCGTAGTGCCACCAACGTCAGTAGCAAGAGCATTAACCTCCCCACCGTCATTCTCTCGCTTAACATTAAGACTAATAGTAAGATTATAGAGCTCAATGAAAACTTTGTCATTTTCCGCCACGAACTCTAATCTGTAGCGAAGATAACGAAGTTGGGAGAAATACTGGGAAGCTCCGACGTTCATGCCGGACCAAGCTATCCCATCGTCTGAAACCTCCATCTTGACCGTGACTGCGACGTTGTATTCAGGGACAAAGATGATGGTATTCCAGGTGATGGTGACAATCGTGTTGTGAATAACGACGCCGTAGTCGATAGTTTCTTCGTAAGAGCCGTTGATTGCAGACGGTTGGATGTAAATCGGATAGCCTGCTGTAACTTGGTCTTCCGGGTCCAGCCAGGAGCGAGTCGTGAAATGTCCCTGCCAGTCCTGAATCGTCCAGCAAGCCAGAAGAGAGGGCCGCTCAGGAAGTCGAATGACGTTGACACGCGTCCCATTGAGCCCAGAGACTTGAGTGTCTTGCAGAGCAAAGTCAGGAGGTGTGCTGACGTGAACGGTAGTCGAAGCCTCAGCTCCCACATTCCCTGCAATGTCAACCGCTCGAACACTGTATGTATAATCGCCAGCGACGACTTCGAAGATTGAAGTAAAAGTGCCGTCGACTCGACCTTCCGCCTCTGAGTCGCCAGTTTTGTCAACGAGGTAGTAGTCAATCTTGAAGGTAGAAACAGGCTCAGTCCAGTAGAGAAGAACGTTGTTGTCGATGACAGAGACAGTGATGGCAGGAGCCAGAATGAGTGGAACATCAAACGTCGTAGCCTGAAAAGTAGCTGAGTAGTTACCCTGAGAGTCGAGCGTCTTGATGAGGAAGTTGTAAGATCCATACAGGAGTGGGTCAATGTCTCCCTGTAGACCCGTAGTCCTAAACAGGAGAGAAGCCGTCTCCCAGACAGTGCCCTGCCTAATCTCATACTGCGCTGCGTAGTCGACGTGGTTCCAAGTGAATCTGACTGTTGTGCGGGTGGAAAAGCAAGTGAATCCACTTGGAGCTGGGAGAGTAGATACGCCTCCAGCGACCTGCCCAGACTTCCGGACAAGCGGAGAAACCTCCTGAGTGAGCCTCTCGATCTGCGTGTTAAGGAGCAAGATAGCATCGTAAAGTCTCGCGTCCTTTATCTGAACGCCCTGCATGAGCGACTCAACCTCATGCTGGACGGACCCAATGATTGAGTCTTCTGGCGGCTGCTTTGTCGCCATTATTGTAGAGCCGCTCTACCCTCCCAGACCACGGAAGGATAGAGGATAAACTTTGTTAGGATAATCCAATCTCCTGCATTGGACAGAAACAGAGTCACCGAGCAGTGCTCAGAGGTAAAGTTGAAGCCTCGAAACAATGGACGACCAGGTCTCTCCACCAACGTCAGGGCCTGAGCGTGGAGAGTGGAAATTCCATCTTGCCCCTCGCAGTCTATCGCAAGGGTTCCCTCTCCGCGAGCTCGTAGCCTGATACCAGTGAAGTGGTAGACTGCCTCGTCCAAATCTCCAACTGGCATGAGAGGAAACTTGATAATCCACTCTATCCGCTGACCCATGTCCAAGGTTGTCTCTGGGACTTCCTTGTGAACGTATCCCTGGTTGGAACCAAACTTGATGACAGGAACGTCGTTTACAAGCGAGCAGACAATAGACGTTGGCCGCTTCGGGAACTGCCAGAGTGTCCAGCGAATCTGGTCCTCAGCCATTCCCTCACTGTAGTCGCCATAGAGGATGAAGTTCGGAGTTGTCGAGCCATCCAGAGGGACAGCTACGTAGATGAAGGAGTTTATTGCATCGACAGAAATCTCTACGTTCTTGAAAGCTAGAGGAGTAATGCGACCCCAGATGTCGTCGACGTTGAAGCTGAGGACAGCATCATCGGGATAGGTTCCGACGAAGAGTCTCAACCCAGCTCGGTCAGCGACAAAGAGCCTATCCTCTACGTTGGAACCGATGTTGAGAATCTGACCTATTCCATGACATTCCGTGCCAATCGATCCATCGACTTCGCCAACGTCCCAAGTAGCTGGAACATCGTCGTTGTCCATGGTCGAATAGGTCCGATGGGACTTGCAGATGATTAGCTGATTCCGGTATTCCGCACAGTTCTTGACTCCCCCTCCAATTCCAGGATAGACTGTGAGGTAGCCATCAGCCTCATTGTGTGACTCAGGTTCGCCAGCTCTGGAGATTCGAACAAGAGCAGGATTTGCGTTCTCTCCCCAGGAGATGAGACTGCTCTTGTATTGCCCGACTCCCACGCCCGCAGGAATTTCACCGAGTTGCTCGAGGAGGAATGAGGCATCCTCCATCAAATCGGCGTCGTAGAAATCAACGGTCTTAGAAGTATCCAGATTGTTAGGAATGCGTCCCTCGGGAATGAAGTAATACGTATTGCTCTCAGGGTCTGCCGCTGCCGCATCGAGCATCTTGGTAGAGAACAGAATGCGGGCAGTCGTCCCAGCTGGACCGAGAGGAATAGCGCTCAGGTCTACCTTCTTCGCACCCGTGCAGTTGAGTGTGACGTATCCTCCAATCTTCGATATAAATCCACTACCTGATTCAAAAGCCACCGCGAAGGTGTGAAGTCCAGCCTCAACCTTCCCTGATAGGGAGCTGTTTGCAGCCACCATCGGAGTAGAAGGCGTAGGTCCAGAGCCAGCTGCTGGTCTGGCAATTCCGGAACCCTCATAGACGTAGAGTTTCTCACCTGGCAGTCCTGTCAGTCCGTTGTGTGGGGATATGTATGCCCTATCGAACATGACGGTGCACGAGAAGTCCGTCATGGTCGGTATGGTGAGAATGACTGAGCCAGTAACGGAGTCCCAGATACGCCCGATATTGTCGAGAATCAGGAGGCGCTGAGCTTCTCCCGTCCGCTCGTAAAGCTCCATCCGCTGCACCTGAACATCGGCGGGGATTCCGACGTTCAGGTTGTCAGGGTCGAACCCATCTCGAATCGTCACTCCCCCTTTGAGGAAAGCGAGATTGAGCGAGTGCATGAAGAAGCCAAACGGGCAGACGTCGTCCTCACCGCGGTCGAACGTGCCGCGGAAAGAGGTCAGAACTACTGGCTCATGGTCGCGCATTTCCGTCTAGCCAAACTTCGGAAATGTCGCTTCGACCCGGATTGAATCGCCAGTTGCTCCGGCAGGATAGGCTCCGGCGGCGAGTTCTGTGAGAGGCCCAACAGCTCCCTCACGAACCAGGAGCTTTCCGTTGGCCGCGTCATATTCGTAGACGAAGCCAGCCTTGCCGTGGATTTTGACGATGTGGGGAGCCTTGGTCGTCCCTGCGCCGAAAGCGGAGAGAGGCAGAGCATCTCCACCCGTAGCGTAGTTCCCTGAGAGTGCGATAGTTCCAAGCACCGAGACTGTCCGCCCTTGGGCAGACTTGCTTGCAATTGTCAATGCAGCAGCCATCTCTCCCTCCTTAAGGGACGCGATAACGAGTTCTTCGACGTCGAACTGGTGTGATCTGCATCCTCTTGACGAGGGTAGCTCGCAGGTCATCCCAGATGGGAATGAGGTCGTCGTTCAAGATGGAGGCCCGAGTTGGGTTGTGTCCGATGACCAGAGAGGCAATAGCTGCAAGACGCTGAGCGAACCAGGTCTCGCAATTGATGATGTAGATTGGAGAGTTCGTCGCTACAAGGGGAGGCAATCCCTTCATGTAGCGCATCTTCACTTCACGAGCTGACGTCGCACCGACGAACTTGATTTGCTCCTCTCTCCAAGCCCAGACATGCAGGGTCTGAGAGGGTCGAGCGTTGGGCTCCCAGTTCTCCTCCCACATGTCGACGTAATCCTCATCCGAGGTCTGCCCATCTGCCCTCTCCCAGAGCCGAATGGGATAGAGCAGGTCTGAAGGCAGTCCCGCACCGTCGCCCAAGAAGTTCACTCCAATAGCGACGTCGATGGCAGGCGAGGAAACTTCCTTCGTCGTGGGTAGGCCAAGAGCAGCACATTTCGTCTGGAGCTCCCGATAGACCTTGTTCCCCAATCCGAGCATCGGAGGGTCCTGGAAGATGGCTCCGGTCCCATCGTTGAGGAGGTATCTAGCCTCCTGGAGGATTGTATTGAACAAGAGTGCCATGAGTGCTGTCCCTTAATTGTTCGCCGGGCGAAGTATTTATTTTCGGGTCGCCAAGTAGCTTATCGCACTTTGTAGTAGAGCGGGGTTATCCTTGAATCGACCCAGCCCCTGATTGCAATCGTCACAGAGGAGACCTCGAATTGCATCGTCTGAGTGCCTGTGGTCAACGACGAGAGTTTTGTCTGGGACAACACCGCAGATAGCACAACGGCCAGCCTGTTTCTCCAGCAGCTCTTGAAACTCAGATTCCCCAATCTTATACTTCCTCCAGAGATTGAGGTCTCTCGTTGTTCTCCCAACATACGGCCTTCTTTTTCGAGTCTCTATCTCCCTTTTCCTCTTGAAGAGTGGAGAGCTCACTTTGTGGTCGGCTCCGGCGTTTCAACCCTCAAAGTAGCCGCCGACACATACTCGGCCTTGTATCGGCTCAGGTTGAGAATCCCCTGACAGAACTGACAAACGATGGCTTCGTGATGCACCATCGCTCGGCAGAACTTGCAAGGAGTCATGTCGATGTCGCTCTGCTTCTCAATCTCTCGGGCGATGTTCCACTCCCGTTCGAGGTTGAGGATTTGGCAGGCGACACGCTGGAGATGCGAGATCATCCGGCGCATGTGGTATTTGCCCCAGTCATCGTCCGCCTGCTCGACGAGATTAGAGAACCACTTCTCCTGCTTGGCCCTGAGGTCGGCGAGAGCTTCGGACATCTTCGCTTCGATTTCCAGCTTGGTCACTTCGCCGGGCACCCAGGTCAGGCCAGGCTCGGCGATGTCCGGCTCGTAGCCTTGAATGCCGATGGAGAAGTCGCGCACAATGCTCGCACAGACCTTGTCAGAGGGCTCCGGCACAACGAGAGATGGACGGTTCTCGTCGATGTAGACCGGGAACTGAGCACGCTCGACCAGCAGGAGGTTCATGTCCCTGCGCGGGTCTTTCACCGCGGGAATACGATACTCTCCCGGAATCAGGCCAGGCTTCCGCTCCCAAATGGCTATCGGCAGAATGGAGATGACAGTGGAAACGTCACGAATCTGTGCAAACGATGGCATTAGAGACTCCTTCAATCGGTTTGAGCTTCTCGGTGTATTCCTGCTTGAACTTCAACTGGTTTGTCGAGACGAATGAAGAGTTCTCCCAAACGAAGAGCTCAGGTCGCTCGTCTTTGCTGATTTCATTGTAGAAGTAGTCGTGCTCAGCCTGCTCCTCCAAGAGTTGGTCAGCAGCGAAGTCGCTTGGGAGTTTCTTCACTGGATTGTGGAGGACCATGAGCATCCGCTCTACCACAGGCCAGATGACGGGAAGCTGAGTCCCATCTTCTTTCCTGAAGGAGTAGATAGGCTCATACGAGCCATTGCGTGCCTCCACCAGTTCCTCAATGATCTCCTGCATGTCCTTCTCGCGTGGCATGAAAACCAGCTTCTCGAAGACATAGCAGGGAGGATTGAGATACCAGTATTTCTTGACTTCCCGCAGAGCCCGATGCTCCTGCCGAATCATGATGTGACCATACCAATCAGTGAAGGTTCCTACTCGCTTCTCCACCAGATCGTCAGACCACACAAGTCGGTAAATGGGACGACCGTCGAGGACACGGTATTCCTCGGCGAGCTTCCGATTGATCGACTCTACTACGACCTTATCTGTGACCATCTAAAAAGGAGGGAGACCGAAGCCTCCCCCCTCCCCCCAGCTACGCGACTGCGCTCGGATACCACTTTGCAGTGGCAGGGTTGTAGGTGAACGCAATCGATCTTCCCGCCGCCGTCACGGTTCCAGCGATGGCGATGTTGCCCGCCGCTGTCCATGTCCAGATGGCCGCTGCCAAGAGGACGATGGTTCCCGCGAACGTCGGATAGGGTGGCGTGATGTTGACGATTGCCGTCGTCCCAGTGACAAGGTGCGTCCCGTGAGTTGGAGCAATCGTCGCTGCCGATGCGAGGTCAGGTCCGACGACCTTGTTCTGCTCGCTTCCAATTCCGAAGCGTTCGGAGATGTCAGTTGCCATGCTTAGCTGACCTCCTAGTAGCCAGTCGGAACCGTGAGTGCGTCAATGTAGCTGCACCCCGGCGGGTTGTTGATGAAGGTGTTGAAGCTCGCGACGAGATAGAACAGCGTCGCCGCGGCCACACCACCGGATGCTCCACGGACCTCGAAGAGGCGACGTCCTTCCTCCTCGTAGAATCCGGCAGGCTTCATCTCCGCACGGCCCCAGACCTCGTCGACCACGAAGTCGATGCGGGTCTTGTCCCAGTTGAAGTGCTTTCTCATGGGAACGCCCGCGATCTGCTGCACGTCGAAGTAGAGGTCGAGGTTCTCCTTGGCATTCGGCGTCTTGTTGATTTGCGTGACCAGTTGGCCAAGCTCCTCGTAAGCAGCCGCCTGACAGGGATTCAACCACGCCTTGCACTTGATCCCGTGCTCCATCCCGAGACGCTCGCCGATCTTGTTCAGCGCGCGACGAGCATGGGGCAGAGCCAGAGCACCAGCCGCGTTGATCCGGTTCGCCCGAATCTCGGGGTAGGTGTTCCGGTCGAGACCCAACCACGCTCCCGAAGAAGCGTTGTTGTGGTGATACGGGACGCCAAGGATACCGACGGGGTTTGCACCCGCGAGGCCCGAAGCGACGATCTTGTCGCCGTTCGTGACGTTCGCGACAGCAGTTCCCTCGTAGGTGATGGTCTTGGCCTCGGGGTCGGCAGAGATAACCTTCCGCTCGTCGCCGACCGTCCGCTGGGTGGTCAGTGTCGAGTTGTAGATGTTGATCTTCTGCCCGATGCGGATGAGACGTGTTCCGAATCCATCCGTCCCGAGAGTGAGCGTGGTGCCCGCGACGTTCGATACGACACCGAGGACGCCGTCGCCGGCAGTCATCAGGTTCGCGTCGACCATGCGGCGGAACTCCTTCATGGCGTTTGCCAGAAGGTGCTTGACCGAGTTGACAACCGACTTCCTTGCGTCGTCGGTCGCCCACTGAGTCTTCTTGTGCCATTCCACGGCATACTTGAAATTCACCGTGGAGATGGTCGCCTTTTCGAAGGTCGGACCTTCGCCGCGCCCCATGTCGCCACCTGCTGCGTCGTAGTAGCCGAAGAGGCCACCAGGACGAATCTCCAGCGGAATGCGCATGTCTCGCGCGGACACCTTCTCGACTTCGCGCTTTTCGACGTTCGCATAGAACATCGCATCGCGCTCGAAGAGAAGGGGAACTTTGGGAGCTACTCGCTCCAGTTCCGCGGCCACGACCTGAGACTCTGTTTGAGCCATGTCAGGTCCTCTAGCAAGCCTCCACAGTCACGAGTTCAGGATGTCCATGTCCGAAGTTTTCCTCCAGTCGATTTTCTTGGGATCGGCAACCCTTGAGGAACCCTTCGGAGCCTGTCCACCTTTGCCCGCAAACTGACGCTTCTTGCCCTTGTCTGAGTCGCCCTTGCCTGGAGTTCTGGCGTCAAGGGCCTCCTGACGGAGTCGATTCCGGATACCTGGTGCGATTGCTCGTGCGCGCTCCAACCATACGCGCCGGATTTTGGTCTTCGAGCTCTCGCTGTAGTTGTCCTCTGCCGCTCGCTTCCAGAGACCAGCCATCTGCCTCTGGAATCCTTTGTCCCTCGTCAGAGCCTGGTCGACTTCCCGCCGAGCGTCGCGAATGACAGCGCGCTTCTCGAAGGCAGTCAGGTCGTCCAGCTTGTTTGAGAGAATCTTGATGAACTCTGTGTCGATGCGCCCTTCCGTATCGCCCATCGCATCCCGATACTTCTCGGTCCGATAGGCATGACGTTCCTCCTCAAGCTGGCGCTCAGCATCTGACGGCTCCGCTTGCCGACGCGCCCCGCGTTTGCTGATGTCGGGAATCTCCCCTCCATTCGCAAAGACGAAGTTCGCCAGATGGCTCGCAGCGAGGAAGAGATTGCGGCCGGGCTGATTCTTGTCGGCGCCAAGTCGCTTCGCGTGATTCGACGCAATGTAGAGCAGCTCCTCAACGAAGGGAAGAGCCAGCTTCTTGTAGAGGTCCGGGTCGGCCGCTCGGATGACTTCCGGGAGACTGTCGACAATCTTCGCGAGGGCACGCGGGTTGTTCTCGTTCAGCGTCTCGATGAGAACCTTCGGGTCACCCTGGCCAACCAGAGAACCCTCAAGCTCATCATACTCCCTCGCCTTGTCCGCGGCCGCCGCAGCTGATTCCGGGTCCGAGAAGATTTCGGCATATTTCGGATATTCGAAGAAGGCAGTCCTCAGGTAGGGGACCTTCTTGAACAAATCGGGATAGAGGGCCTTCAGCGACTTGACTGTTGGCCGACCGGAGGCGTCGAGTTCGAGCTCTTTCTTCTTTCCTTCCTCGCCCTCTTCCTCTTCCCCTTCTTTGTCCTCTTCTTCGCCATCTACCTCGTCCTCTTCCCCGGACTCGTCTTCCTCGCCGCCCTCATCAGCCGCTTTGCGACCTTCACCTTCATCTTCTTCGGAATCTTCGTCTTCTTTGCCTTCATCGGCTTCCCCATCGTCTTCCAACTGTTGGAGGTCGAGTTCAGTGCTGTCGTCAAGGTCAGCAGAGCCGCCGCCTGACCCTCCACCGGGGGTCTCGAAGAAAGGCTGGAGATTGAGCAAGTGACGAACGAACATTGGTAACTCCTTAAGCTTTGTAGACGGTGACTATTGCGTTTGCGGTTGTGCAACGGACGAAACGAGCACCAGTCAGCTGAGAGCCTGGTCCGGGCGCCCCAGGGACAGCAACCCAGGGACCACCTGCGGCGAAGGCTCCCTCAAGTGCTGTGTCGAAAGCAATGCCACACAGCCCTGAAGGCAGACTGTAAACCACATTCTGAGTAAGCTGAACGGGGTGACCATAGGGAAGCATCTCGTAAGGCATCTTATGCTCCTACTTGCTCGGCCATCTGTTCCTCTCCACCTTCCTGTCCGGGCATCGGAGCAGGCATCGGAGGACGAGCGAGAATGTCGTGTTCCTTCATGTGAGCAAGGACGTTGGCGTATCCACCAGGATTGGTCTCCTTCGCGTCGAGACCTACCTCGGAACGCAACCAAGCCTTGCAGACCTCAGCCTCTACTGGATGCTCGTCGAGCTCCTGGTCGACAGGAATCGAAGACTGCATCGTAGGCGGAGGAGGCGGCATACCCATCATTTGGGCCTGCTGCATCATCATCGGGTCGGCAGGAACTTCTTGCGGCTCTTCGCGAAGCATCCGAGCGATTTCGTAAAGCTGCTTGTTCCTGCTGTCATCGCCGGGAATGTAGAGCTCAGGAACCCCGATGATCGCGGCAATCAGGCTCGCATTCTCAGGATGACGGATAACAGACGCGATATCCTCGTTCTGCATCTGGATGAGATTGAGGATGACGTCCCGCTTCTGAGTCCATGAGACTGGAAATGTCTCGGTCACCTCTGGCTCTACGTCCCCGACCTCGCCGGAAAACTCCGACCTCTTCACCCACACGTTGACGAAGGAGTTTCCCTTACCTTTGACGTAAGACTCGTCGCCCTTCATGTTCTTGACGAAGGACCTGACGGACTTTTCGATGACTCGAACCCACCACTCTTGGAGAATGTTCCAGGTCGTAGACAAACGCTGGAGGGCCGAAGCCTTGCTCATCTCCTGGCCCTTGGCTGTCTCGATTCCCTCGGTAGGTCCGCCATAGATGCTCGGATAGCTGCCCATCACGAACTGACTCATGTTGAAAGTCCGGTCCGCGAAGAGCTCTACCTCTTTGGAGAGGGTGGCAACCTTGATTTCGTGGAAGCCACTCGACAATCCCTGACCCGCCGGAGCCGTAGCTGGGGAAATCTGCCCAGGCCGAGCCTCCTGACGCGGGTAAGTCTCAAAATCGAGGACACGAGAGTCAGCGAAGACCTCGGGAATACCGAATTCTACGGTTTCGAGCGTCAAATTCGCTAGCTCATTCGTAATATCTTGCATCGGGACCATCGTAGCCCCGATTGGCTCGGCATGAAGGGTCTCGGAGAGCGGATTTTCTGAAATCGTCCAGTGCTCATCCATGTTATCCTCAACCATCTCAGCGACGAGGTTGTGATTGAGGATGACAACGTAGAGCCCCTTCTTGAATTTCTCCTTTGTCGCCTTGATTCGCTCGTTATTTCCACCAGCTTCGAGATTCAGAGCCCACGGACGCAACCAGACACGCTGAACAGTCACCAAATTCCGTGGCATGTCGCTACGATAGGACGAGGGAATGCGAGTTTCCTTGTCGTAGGAGTCCGGATAGGCATCGCCCTGGATTTTGTCGGCTATCTCAGGGTAAATTTCGCGGAGAAGCGAGACGTGCTCCTCAGTTTCGAGAATCAGATAGGGCGTGGAGAACTGGTCCCTACACCACATCGGAATCTTGACGTTGAGCGGCCCCCAAACTTCGAGGCATTCACGATTCTTGGGCAGACTTTTCTCGCCAACCTGCCTCTGCTCTGTCCCAGGTGTGTCCTCGTAGTCCGGTTGGACTTGAGTTCCACAAGAAGGGCAGGCCCGCTCCGAGAGAACAGGACCTTCTGGGTCCAGCTCGTCCGGCTCAAAGCTCTCAGAACCAAGCTCGAACCCACAAGCAGGACAATAGTTGTCCCGATTGGTGACTTCCACGTCGGCGTAGTCGGGAACCTTGATAGTTCCGAAGCGATAGTCAGCTTTGTTCTCGTTGTAGCAGGCAACCATCCCCTGATTGTAGAGGATGAACAGAGCTTTCATGAGGAGGATGCGAGCGCGATTGTGTCGCTGGATGACCTCCGCCAGCTTGGAGTGAGCCTTCGCGGCCGTCACATCGTCTGGGTCGTCGGCATCCTTTGGAAAGAACCGGGTAGTAGGAACTCCGGCAGTAAGAGCACCGATAAGAATTTCACCATGCGCTTTGTAGACATTGACCACCTTCGCGTAGAGCGCGGGATCGATATCTGCCTGGGGATCCTCCATGAGAATCTGCTCGGGAGTTCGCCAGTCATGCGCCAGCTCGTTGAGCGCGAGGTATTGCAGATTGTTCCAGTAATGAATGTGCTTGCGATACTTTAGAGTGTTAACTTGCCTGACAAACTCCTCCTCTTTCTCATAGCTCGTAATGAGCGTCAGGATGTCCTTCGCCTCTTCCGTGTCGCAGAGCAGCTTCTCCTTCTCGGCGGACCCATCGATGACTTCCGCGTCGGTGATCTCTGCGGTAAGCGGCTTGATTGGCTCAGGAGTGAGAGTTTCCATTATTCGACCTTAGCGACTACTGCCTCTTTCGCCTTGTCAGCCTCTTCGACCTCGCCGATGCGCTTCTTCCAATACTCGTCCCGGACCTTCTTCTCGTAGCCCGCTGCTACGACTGCCCAGGGCTTGCGGACTGAGCGAATGGGCTTCATCTCTTTTTGTTCGCTTGGCGAACTATTACTCGAAAGTCCCAACCGCTGCGCCACGATCGAAGCTGACTGCTCCATCAGCTCGTCGAGTCTAGCTTCGTTCCGGTCGACAGCCTTGTTGTATAGCTCGAGGATGTGAAGTTTCTCATCCCTCTCAGCTTCCATCTTGGCTTCGACTTCCTTGAGGCGATTCTCAAGGGTAAAGACTTCGGCTATCAGCTTGTGCCTAGTGAGGCCGATAACGTAGTCTACCCGAGAATCTTCCTCTGTTTCTGGGAATGGACTCACTCGGTTTTCGGAACTCCTTGTCGTAGACCGCCATCTGACGGTTGTAGGTGTTCCAATCCCCAGTGCGCTCCAGACCCTGAACGATTTCAGCCAGTCTACCGTATTTCTCAGCCAGCTTTCCAGATAACGAATAGTAGGCATCGATAGCTTTCAGGAGATAGCGACCACCGTCGTAGGCGTCGTCACCGATGAACTCCGCGACGTCCTCCGCCTTCTTTGTATTCTCCGTATCTGCGTAAACACAGGCAGGAACGACACGCCGGAACTCCTCACAGCACTCACAGACTTGGAGCTTAGGGAGGTTCGTCTCTGGAGCCTCTGGCTCAAAGAGCTCGATGTAATCCTTGTAAGCCGCAGGTCCATTATTGCGGAGGATCTTGAAGGCCATTTCCTCCTGATAGCCTTCAGCCGGAGTAAATGAAGCCGGTCGAGGAGACCAGCGTAGATATTCGTGCATGAGCGACTTACCACCGATGCGGTCGTTGTCGGCCTTTTCCCACGGCATACCCGTGGCATCGATGATTTGGTCAGCAATCGTTTGCTCTTCACCTTGATGCTTCCATGCGCTCGGGTCTAGTTTGAATGAAACGACTGCGTCTCGCTCAAGTTCTGTAAGGCGTGCAACTTCAGCGCCCCAGACGGCGATGTTAGTTTTGCTTCGGACAAGCTCACGATAAAGAATGGCTCGCCTATCGGGAGTTGCAACAGCCCATCCAACCCAAGTCTTTCCTGGATGATATCCCCAATCTGCTGCCATGACTCGGGGCATCCAGACTGGAGGAACAAAGTTCGGTATGACGTGACAAGCGTTGTCAGGCTCGTCTGGGAACCTTGTTCCATAGAAGGGGTCTCGCCACTCGGTAAAGACTTGACCACTGAAGACCCACCAGTCTCCATATATCTTTGCTCGCTGCTCTGCTAGAGGTAGGAGACGGAGACGCTTGATGTAGCCCGGGTCTTTGAGTAGGAGATGAGGGTTATCGGTAAGGAGTGCGCGTATGAAGATGCGCTTGGTGTCGGAGTCGACGTCGTGTATGAGGACGTTGCCCTTCGGAGCGGGCTCAATGAATCGTTTCCGAACCCAGAGATGTCCGATGTTCCCAGGGTTAGTAGCAGAGCGAACAATAGGAGGGATACCAGGAAGAACAGAGCGAACACGAGAAGTGAGATACGAATACCGGAACTCGTTGAATGCAGTAAGCTCATCGAAGCCGATGTATTGATACTCGTTCGTGTCATGGTCCCGAGCGTCCTTGTCGTTCTCGAGATAGGAGAACCGGATGACTGCTCCGTCTGGGAACGTGCATACGTGCTTGGTAGCATCATAGGTTGCTCCCAGCGCCTTGTAGATAGGGACGGCACGGAGGATGAGAGATGCCTCAAGCTGAGGGAACGTCTCTCTGAACAGGACTCCATGAAATCCTCTTACCTTGTGAAACCCATATACGATGGGGAGCATGTAGAGGAGTTCGCTTTTTCCTCCACCGACTGCCCCACCGTATAGAGCCTCAAAGACGCTGAACGGAATCCGGATGAACTCAACTTGCTTCGCGTGAGGTTTCCAGACTCTGTCATACTTCCCTATCTCCGCTACGGGCACGACGTGCTACCAGGTCTGACTCGGCGACGTCTGACTCGGCGTAGGATTCGAGGACTGCTGTGCCGGTGGCTCTTCCGCGGGAGGCTCTTCCGCTCCCTCGACTGGCTCCTTGCCCTCGCTCCAGGGCGGGGTCGCTTCCGGCGAGAGCTTC